GTGATTGTTGAAAATCTCTAAAAACAAGATTCTCTATATACCACGAGCATGTGGTTTTGCCTGATTGTTTGCGTCCCGCAAATGCTACAATTCTTGTCATGATATTCCTTTTAAGTAGGTCTTAATTTCACTATTGATTTGATCTGGTGTCATTTCACCAACATCCGATTGACTAATTTGTGGTATAAATATACGATAAGTATTTTGACACTTGTTTTTTATCTGTTCTGCTGCTTTGCGACCAGCCTCATCGTTATCTGTTAATATAACCAGACTCATAGCACCAGACGAATCCAATAAAATCTTTTGTCTATCGCTTAATGAGGATCCAAACATTGCTACGCTATTGTGAATACCATTTTCTTCTAATCTCCAAACATTACCAGGACTTTCAACTATAATAGCAATTCCCGACTTTAGTATATGTTCTTTAGCAAACCAGAAGTTGTATAGATGATTCTGGCTTTTGAAATCAGCATTATGTTTCCATTTTGAAAACTTCCATACGTTATCCTTGTCTGGACAACCATGAGATTCATTATGAAATCCTTTGCACGATGAACACTTCTCATACAGACTACGGCCTGTGCAACCAACCATATATTTATAGTCATTATCATAAATAGGAACAACAATCCTATTATACATTTCTTTGCCCTCTTTTTCGCAAAGACCAACATCGTATTTTACTAAAATATCTTTAGAATAATGACGATCTAAATAATATTGTGCCGGAATATTTAGAGACCTAATAATTTGCTGTCTTGTTACTTGAGAGACTGGTTTGGATTGGTCATTATTTAAATATCCAACAACAGCAGTAAACTGTTTCTTTTCTCTGTCTTTTCGACTAATTTTAATGCTGCTTAGATCTTTATTAATAAAAGATGTAGCATATTGAACAGCCTCTTTAAAAGAGCATGTTTCATCACCAGACTGTTTCCAGTTATATTTTTGACTAGATATTATTCCACGAATAAAGCCTATCACCGATCCTTTAAAGATCTTTTCACAGTTGTGTGTTCTGCATTTCCAGTTACCTCTATAGGTATCGCCTTCTGGATATAGATTTAATGCAGATGCATTGTCTCCACCGTGTATGGGACAAGGCATAGTTATCATTTTATTATTGAATTTATAGTCTAAGCCAAAAGAATCTAGTAATGTTTCGATGTTATCACACACCTCATCACATACTATTTTTAGTTTTGCCTGATCATTCAAATGGGATTTGGTCATTGTCATCGTCATCGACTATGAAGCCCTCGCTATCAGATTTAGAATTGTTTTTAATTTCAAGATGTGTTTTACCTTCTGTAATCTTAGCACACCAACCCTTCATGTTGCAGTTGATGTAGTCGTTGTCATCTAATCCACCACCATGACGGCTCACCAACGGTAACAGTTTTCTATTACCATTATCTGCACCGTCTTCCGCAATCTCTTCATCGCTCTTACGTTTGAAGATGCTAAAATTACTACAGAGCCAAATAATTCTATCCGAACCACTTGCTGAGTCTGTGCTTTCTTTTGTGATACCATCACGATTTAATTGGATAAAAGCAACAATCGGGACTTTATATCTAACTGCAAAATTATGTAAACTGGTCATCATAAATCCAAGAACCTGATATTCTTTTAGGTCTTGATTAATACCAGCACTATCCATTAGTTTCAAATAATCATAAAATATCACGCAGTCTTTTGCTGTACCATCATCATTTAATCCTACTTCTTTGACCAACCATCTTCGCATAATAGCCAATTGATCTTCAAATGGCTTACCAGCAATAGTTTTATAAAAAAGCTTAGTATCCTTTAATGAGCTAACAGCATTGTTTATTTTATTTTTCTTATCGGGAGATTCTGCAAACTTACCGGTTTCAATACTATTAATTTCTATCTCTGTCATCATTGCCAATACTCTATTAATATGATCTTCCTTATTCATTTCTGTATCCATATTAAGAACAGGAAGACCAAGCTTATTAGCAATATAAAAACCCATATTGTCTGATAATAATGTTTTACCGGTTTTTGGTCTGGCGCCAATCACATTGATTGTTCCTTTTCTTAAACCACCACCGATTGCTTGATCATAAATAGGAAAGCCAGTAGGAATACCAACTTGATCTGTTTTATTTTCTTCAAGATTTTTAACGTATTCTTCTATATTACTACCAATAGACACTGGTTTATCATCAGCATCACTAAGTAGCGATGTAAAGTTAAAGATACTATCTTCTGCTATTCCTATAATGGAAGCTATTGGTTCATTACCTGTTACTTCCAATATCTTATCTTGAGTGGTTTCTAATTGTTTTCGTAATAGACGAGCAATTTCTAGTTTACGAATTTTAGCAGCAAACTTCCTGACATTCTCCAGACTAACTGGAAAATCCATAATTGCTTTTAAATGTTGGGTTTCTTCTTTTTTAGAGAGAATATTGGAAACACCAAGTTCTTGAGCAACAGAATATATAGAAGCTATATCAATAGTACTCTGATGATTCTCGCATAAGGTTTTTACACACTTAAAAATTATACTATTACTATCAATAGTAAAAGAAGTTTCTTGTACAATATCTGCCACATCTAAATATGCGTTTTCACCATATGTACAAATACCAGCCAATACTGCTCTTTCGGCAGCGGGATCGCAAAGAATCATCAGCCTGCTCCTGTTGAACACTTGTTGCACTTATATCTTTCAATACTCTCGATGAGTTCTGGTGCAACTTTATCTTTTTTTCCGCATACCCTGCACTGTACTTTGATCAAATCAAACGGTCTATTTCTAACGCTTGGTGGTGGCTTACGAATTTTTTTGTCAATCTCAACATCTTCTTTACACATATTAAATTCAGCCATTTTTTCAAACCTATTGGTATACTTCTTGGCCTTTGGTTGAGCAGGTTTGCTTCTCTTTGCTTTTGGCTTACTGGGTTCAGATGCCTGAGACGCTGTTGTATCATCATCGCTCAAACCCTTTTGAAGAATAGCAATCAGCGCCTTTATATCGTCATTATCAAGACCCATGCTTCACCTTTGTTTTTTGTACTGAAAGAATAATATCAGATAAGTTTTTTATACCATTAGCCAAATACGATAATCTGTCAGACCGTTGTTTGGCATACTTCTTTATATTATTTAGTGACTGTGCTTTGTCATTATGTTTAATGGCTTGTCCAGATTTTTCCACATAACCATAACCTTTGTAATTGTTAATCTCATCTGCTATAGTCTCTTTAATTGTTTCATCTGCCCAATTATATCTTGCAATTTCTCTATTAATTGTTCTTTGAATATGAAAGGAATATTGAGCAAGTCGGTACGCTATCTGAGCACAATCTTCTGGTCCTAGTTTTTCTATGGAATCTCTATTCATAGTTAAATACTGATTAAGTTCGTCTGATGACATACTATCATCTTGATATGATGGTAGTCCAATAGATTGCTCATATTCATCGAGAATATCATCCCAATACTTAACTTCTTCTTTGGATGTTTTAAGCATTTTTTATTTTTTCACTCCATGCTTCTTCTGATTCATTATAAGATAGTACAACATATTTAATATCGTTAAGTTCACACCATTCTTGTTTTTCTTTGTCTCTCTTTTGTGCTTTTAAAAAGTTAAGCATATTACTATGGTAAAAAGCAATAAACTTATAGTGTTGTTCACCGTGTATTTCAAAACAAGCTTTTTTAAGAGGTAGATAAAAATCTAGATATAGTGTTTCGCTCTTTCTAAGTTGTATTGGTACTTCTTCAAGGATTTGTAGTGTGGGATATGCTAAAGTTATCAATCCTCTAGCCGTTAAATGATATGAGGATCTATGATTAACTTTGCCTTTAGCCATATTACCAGTTAAAAGCCAGTTATGATTATTACCATCAAGATCCTTAATTAGCATTTTACGCCCATAGTTTCTTTAATTGTCTTAACTAACTCGTTATAGGCTTTATCGTTTTCTAATAAATATTGCCTAACTTTTTCTGCTCCTTGAAATTTAGGCTTATCCTCTACAGCAGTAAGAGTATACCAAGCACCACCCTTATGTATGATTCCCATATCAGATGCCAGTGTAATCGCTTCCATGTATTTGTCAACACCCTGACCATATCGAATATAACTAGTAAT